GCCTCGCCACGCCAAGGCAAGCCATTCCGCGCCTGCCCTGCGCCATCAGCCCCACGCCGCCTTGGTTTGCGCGCAGGCGGCCTCAAGCTCGGCCCGTGCGGCGTCGAGGTGGCCATATACCCTGTCCAGCTCGGCGCGTACCTCGGCGTAATCGGAGCGCGCCTCGTCTAGCCGTTCCTGTAGGGACTTCAGCGCCGCGATGAGACTGCGGTTCTCGGCTCGCCAGTTGTTGAGTTGGGCCATGTAGTCGTCGCGCTGGCGTTGCACCTGTGCGAGCATGTCCTCGACGCGCTCAATCTCGGTTCTCATCAGTAGTCCTCAGTCCGTTCTGCTTCACGGCACACATCCCAATCACGGATGGTCTGGTCGATGTGTTGTTCGGCGGCGAAGTAGTGTTGGGAGAACTTCCACGTGCCGAAGACCGTCACAGCGAGGGCGAATAGCAGAATCAGTGAATCGATCATGCGGTCCTCGATTCGGGTTCGTATGGGCGGGATTCGAGCCACGCATCGAGGTCGACGGCCTTGAGGCGGATCTCACTGCGGCCGTAGCGGTAGCTCGGTAAGTCGCCGTCGCGGATGGCGTTGCGGATTAGGCGGCCAGACTTGGCGCGGATATAGGTGGCGGCTTCGTCAACGGTCAGCCATGGCGTCTCTAACATCCGCTGGCCTCCCCTGGCATCGGGGTCGTGTAGACCTTGGCCTCAGCGGTCTCGCAGGCCCAGCAGGTGTTGCGGATGTACTGCGCGCGGAACTCTCTGCCGCAGCGGATGCACAGGAAGTGGATCCATGCGGGACCGCGGCTCATGAGCGGGCCTCGGGGTGATCACCGATGACGTCGGCGGCCAGCGCGAAGCCCTCGCCAACGTTGCCCCAGAACTCGCCGATGTAGAACGCGGCGTCAGAGGCGAACCTGAGTAGTTTTGCGGCGGTCATGCTGCGTGCCCGTTGTCGTCGGGCTCTACCGCGAAGAGATCCTGAAAGCATTCGATGCCGAACAGTTCAAGCACCCCGGCGATGAATCGGGTGCCAGGTGCCGCATCGCCCTTGAGGACGCGTGAGACCTGGCTGGGGTGAACTCCGATGCGCTCGGCGAACTCGGCGTCCGTCTTGATGCCCGAGAGGCGTCGGAACTTCGAGAGTTGGTCGTGGCGAACGACAAGTCTGGCCACTTCTGGCTCCATGGGATTGGGGGGAGGCACTGTTGCGTGCATGCGTGTCAGAGTAGTGCGTGCATGCGTTTAGCGCAACCGTTTGAAGCCCCCGTGTTTTCTCATGCTTATCTAATGTTGCGGTTATACAATCCGATGCAGGCCGGTTACGTGCTGAATGACAAACCAGTGATTATAAACCTGCGTCGAATTGCGTTGCCGCAACCGCTACCGCTAGTATCACCATTGCGTGCGCGCTATACACTGCACGCATGCACGGCCGAAACTTACCGAGCTTGTAGGACCGGGAGACGGGATGGCTACCGCGATGGCGGCACCGCCAAGGCGCACCTGGATCGAACACGTTCGCGGCATTGACGCCACACCTAAGCAGATCGCGGCTGCCGTGGGCGTTAGTCAGTCGATCGTGTCGCGGTGGCTTAAAGGCGAGGTGCACCCCAGTGCTGAAAATGTGGTGGCGTTCGCTCGCGCCTTTCGCGACCAAACCGGTGACAAACCGGTGGAGCTGCTGATGGTGGCAGGCTACCTAGAACCCGATGAAGTCGAAGGCGCATATGAGGTACTACCGTCGGCGCGGGCACTGTCGAACGCCGACCTACTTGCGGAGCTAGCCGACCGCATCGCCAGTCGTGATATCAACGACACTGGCAATAGCCTGTCGTCCCCGGACGAGTGACTCTAGCGCAGCCAGGATCGGCGCGGACTCATCTGCGTCCCAGCCGCTCGCCGGATATGCGTCGGTGATATTGCGAATACGGCGGTGAATGTCATTGCGACGGCGGCGTTCATCGTGCACACCAAGCTCCTGATTGCCCCTGGAGTTCCCCTGTGCCACTCGAGTGGAACTCGATTCCTGTTCGCCACCAGCGGGTGACCCGTAAAACGGCTGAGAAAATAGACCCTAGCGGTTCAGCAAGCGAATTTACGTCAAGGTAGGGCGGAGCGCAAATAAGCCGACATAGCTAACATAATGTGAGGTATGGCCGATGGCAACTGACGTCACTATGGTACCTCAGGCAACGACTCCCCGATCTGCAGCAGCGGATCGAGCGCGGACATGGCCTGGCGGGCCAGCGACTTGTCGACGTAGGCGTACCCGCGGTGCGCCGCGATCGACACATGCCCCAGGATCTCCATGCGGATGTGTTCGGGCACGCCCGCTTCCATTAGCAGCGTGGCCGTGGTGTTGCGGGCGACGTGCAGCGGTGCCTCGGGCAGCCCGGCGGCCTTGAGCGCGTTCTTCCACGCGCGGTGGTCCTCGCGTGGGCCGATCGGTCGGCCTTCGTGATGCCAGATCAGGTCGTGCGGGTTGGTCTCGTCGCGTGGCATGCGCTCGAGCAGCGCCCAGAGCGGCGCCGGTATCGGCACGACGCGCGTGCCCGCTTTCGTCTTCGGCCGGGTCAAGGCGAGCGAGCGGTGCAGGATCTTGTGCTCGAATCCGCGCGGGAGGTCCCACCGGCGCTGGGGGCACCAGCCCGGCCGCGACCGGCCACACGGCCGGCCTGCGGATGCAGAATCCGTAGGCGCGTTTCGCTCGCCGCAGCCGTGCGTCTGCTGCAGGTACTGCAGTTGCCAGGCGAGGTCGACCAGGCCGGCGTTGAGGTCGACGCGCGACCATTGCAGGCCAAGCAGCTCACCCTGGCGGGCGCCGAGCAGCAGCGCGGCGGCCCAGCGGGTAGCCATCGGGTCGTCGCGCTCGATCGCCGAGCGGAGTAGTTGCTTGGCCTGATCGGAGGTCAGCGGCTCGCGTTGGTGGGCGACGTAGCGCGGCTTGTCGGCCACCTCGGCGACGTTGCGCGCGATCATGCCCTCGCGCACGGCGTCACGTAGGGCGCGCTGCAGGATCACATGCGCCTTCTGCGCACAGCGGTCGGACTTGATCGCGGTCTGCATCTGCCGCACGTGCTGCGGAGTCAGTTTGTCGAGTCGCTTGGCGCCGAGGTGGGGCTTGATGTGGAGCCGGATTGTCGTCTCATAGTCGCGGCGCGTGGATGGCCGCACGCGCGGCCCGTGGATCTCCTCAAGCCAGCGGTCGAGCCACTTGCCGACGGTGGTGCTGCCCGTGACCGCGATTCGGCCGTCTTGGACGTCGCGGCGTAGCTTCTTGAGCTTGTCAATGGCCGCGTTTCGGTCACGTGACGAAACGGATCGGTACCGGCGCTTACCGTCGAGGCCCGCGGGCAGCTCGACCCGGCCCTCCCATGTGCCGTCGGCGCGCTGGAATAGCGAGCCGTCGCCTTTAGTGCGGCGACCCATAGAGGTCTAGCTCATCATTGGCACCCGTCAGTGCCGCTAGGCGTTGCCTTAACGACTTGCGTTCCACAATGACAGCCTTAATTGCCGCGTCCATATCCTCATCCGTCGGCCACGGAAAGGCCAGCGGGGACTCTCGCCGGATGCGCTGCATTGCATGCCAAGCAATCTCATGTCTCACGTCCAACCCTCCTACCCCACACTATGCCCCACACTATCCTGTGCGTGCATATGACATCCTGTACCATTCTATACATACGTGGCCAGGGGTTTTGCTGTAAATTACGTGGTTGAGAGTACCATAACCGATGCCTTTTAATCCGCAGGTCGTCCGTTCGATCCGGACTAGGGGCACAGGTCAAAGACTTAAAGAGTGAAATACCCCACACGGAGGCCCACACTATGTGTATAGTTGCGTCCATGCCCCACTCCTACGCAGAGTTTCTAGCGCGCAAGCAATCACATATCCAGAAGCCTGGGCGCGGGGTTGGGGCAACCGACGTGCACCCCATGCTTCATCCATGGCAGAACGAGCTCGTCCGGTGGGCGGTCCTCACGGGCCGAGCGGCGCTCTGGGCCGACACCGGCATGGGCAAGACGCTCATGCAATTAGAGTGGGCTCGACTCTCGGCGCCCACGTCGCTCGTTGTTGCGCCCCTCGCGGTGTGCCAGCAGACCGTTCGTGAAGCCGCGAAGATCGGCATCGAGGCGCGCTATATCCGCCATCACGACGCTGTCGACGCGCCGGGTCTGTATGTCACAAACTATGAGCAGGTGCCGAACATGCTGCCCGACTTCTTCGGCGCGGTGGTTCTCGATGAGTCGTCCATCCTGAAGCAGTCGGACGGCAAGACGCGCACGATGCTCATCGACCACTTTCGCGATGTGCCGCACCGCTTGGCATGCTCGGCCACTCCGGCGCCAAACGATCCCGAGGAACTGACAAATCAGGCCGAGTGGCTCGGGCGGATGACGCGGACGCACATGCTGGCGGCGTACTTCATCCACGATCAGGACGGCTGGCGGCTGAAGGGTCACGCGCGCAGGCCGATGATGCAGTGGATGGCACAATGGGCGGTCGCGCTCACAAAGCCGTCTGATGTCGGTGGCGATGATACCGGATACAACCTGCCTGGCCTTGAGGTGGTGCCCGAGATTGTGCATGCCGATATCGAGGTCGATGGCCAGTTGTTCGCGACAGAGATCGGTGGTGTCACCGGCCGATCGGAGTTGCGCCGCAAGACGTTGGATGCGAGGGTTGATCGTGCGGCGAAGTTGGCCATCAGTGAGCCGGGCCCGTGGATTATGTGGTGCGGGCTGAA